AATATGATCAATTGATTGTTTTTGTCCTTTGCCTTCAAACCCAAAACGTTTCATAACAAAATTGTGGAGATAAAGAGTTTTGTGTTTTGCATTTATAGTTACACTTGATCCAACATATTTTCCACCCGTTACAAGATGCCACGTTCTTGTTTTTACAGCTTCTAAATCTTCTTTATCAATTAAATATATTTTTGAAACTCCATTGTAAGTTACAGAGCATTCTACACAATCATCTAATTCTTTATAAACTAAAGGATTGGGTTTTCTTCCTGCTGGCAATTTTATTTCACCTTCAATAACTACTGACATCTTATTATGATTAATATATCATGGGATGTCTTTAAATCCATTTTAATTATATTACTTAATTACTATAGGCAAGTCCGCCCATGCCAGACATCACACGAAGAACGTTGTAGTTGAGTGCATAGACGCGAACCTGGGCTGTGCGGGCACCCGTAACCGTGTTGAGCGAAACCGTGAGCTGGAGGGTTGCCTTGTCGATACGGGAGAAGTTGCATGTACCGGATGGCTGGTGCTCCTCGGGGCGGAGAGCGAAGCTGTACACGTTGATACCGGTAGAAGGTGTTCTGCAGTGGTGTTGGAAGGGCTGCACCTTGTCGAAATAAGATCCTTCGCGCTCAGTGAATCGGTCTTGGCCGTTGAGCTGCAACTTGGCAACTTCAACTGGGTTCTTACCATCGCATCGGATTCCTGAGTCGAGAATAACCTTGGCGAGGAGGTAGTTGATACCAGACTCAAACTCAGCCGTACCTGCATGGTCATATGTATCTACACCAACAAGGGAAGCCATATTGGTAGGGTTCTGACCCAAGAATGCAGTTCCTTGACTGGCATTGCTTTGAGAACCAATATCAGCATTGTTAACAGTACCAGCTGTGGCTTGAGTGAGAAGAGATGTGATGATACCGTCAGTGGTAAAGTCATCAGAGTAGTTGAATGGTTGAGGACCTCCAACTGAAGCAACCCAGACAGGATTGGAGCAGTCAACAAAGGAATCTCGTTGAACAACCCAGAAGAGCTCCTTAACTGGGTGGTTAAAGTTCAACTGAAGCTTATTGGAAGAGCTGGTGATCGACTCAGCACCAGTGTACTGCACCTGCTCGATGAGGTACTCATGGCTTTGCTGGGCAAATCGGCGTCTCTCCTCAGTGTCGAGGTAGATGTAGTCAACATAGAGAGAAGCTGCAGCAAGAGATTGAGCTGGGGCAGCGAATGGAATACCTGTACCATGCTCTGCATATTGGCAGTTCTGCCAAGTCTCAAAGTCAACGTTGATGCGAACCTCATGGTACTGGAGTGCAATAAGAGGGATTGCAAGACCAGGGTTGCGGCAGAACCAGAACTGAAGAGGAATGTACAATGTCTTGGCCGGGCAACCTCGTCGTGGAACGCATGAGATAGTTGTCTCAGATGCAGAGCAAGTTGCATCAAGAGCGATACCGTTGGATCGCTTCATGAGAACTAGATCGTGTGTGTTACCAACAATTGCCTCAAGAGCACGGATGCTTCCTGCATCAGTTGCAAGCTGGGTCCAGATTTGCATCCAGTCTCCGTATTGGCGATCAATGCGCTGACCTCCAATTTCAACCTCAACCTGCTTGATCAATCGGTGACCAATGTAGTTGAGCCACCTGAAACCCTGAGTTGTACTGGCACTTCCGAAAGTACCTGTGGGTGATGGAGAAATATCAATCTGAGGGAGAACAACTTGGACGTATGTCTTGTACATCAAATCAGCATTACGGTTGATAACTGCAGTTACACGCTTGTTGAAGTCGGCCTGACCGTTGAAGGTAACCTCAATTGACTCCACAGCGAAGTTTGTGTGGCGTTTGTAGAGAATCTTCCAGAAGGTAATTTGAGGATTACCACTAATATAAATGTCCTGAGCACCATAAGAAACAAGTTGCATTAAACCACCGCCCATTTTATGTTTATGCTATACGGCAAGAAAAAATTTCGTAAAGATAAATGGACGTGTGGGGTTTTCCGACTTCGAACCTTTTGATCAACACGTTTTTGCGTTCAATAGTAGTTATTCTTATTATGTTATTCGGGTTTAAAACAACATGGTATTATGCATATTGGGGTGCAGTTATTCATGATGGAATTTCATTATTTCTTATTAAGGACTTAGTCTAGACTTAAAGATATCTCTATTTAATTAATTAATGGATCCGTTAAACACAGGCGTTGTTATTGGTATATGTTCTAGTATTGTGGCATGCTGTCTATTTATTGGTATTCGTCGTATGTGTAAGAGCTGTCAAAATGCAGAACTTAAACAATCTCGTTCAGAGGTTGATCTTACAAGATTGCAAGTTGAAACATATTAAGAAAACGTATTTAAAAAAGTTAAATTTAATGTATTGTGTCCCCAACTGTATTAAAAATGTCAGCTATCTGTATTCACTTTATGAAAGGCACATGCCGTTATGGCGATAAGTGCAATAAAAAACATATAACTCAAGCTGAAGTAAGAATTATGAACAGAAATTTATCACCTTGTTTTGACTTTTGTGCATTTGGAAAATGCAAAGGTCATGACGGACAAGGTTGTAATTTTGCTAGAACTCAGCAAGACTATATTGATGCATGCAATCAGCATGGTAAAAAATGCGATGCAGCAATTATTGAACTTCTGAGAGGTGGTGAAGAAAAGGCTTTAATGTCATAATGAGTTGGAATAAAGAAAAATAATTTTCTTACACACTTTCTTGTGTGATTCTTTTTCACCTGGCTATAAAAACGGATTTTAAAAAGTTAGCAATAGGCAATCTTAAGACGGACTAGTAATAGCTGCAACAACTTTAATCGAAAAATGACAACAATCAACAAGATTAGAACTAAACCATGCAAACACTACTTTAGCAATAAAGGGTGCAGGCTTGGAGATGCATGTAACTTTATGCACGAGACAAAGCCTTCATTAGACGAGTCTCCGCAAATTGGGTACAAGAAAGAAGAGAAGATCAATGCACTTGAATATGAGATTCGTGGGAATCAGCATGTCATTGAACAACTAGAAGATAGGATGGGTCGACTTATGGTTGACCAATTCATGATGTTTTACAACGAGAACGAAGACGCTTTACGAGAGCCTCTTCAACTATGGTTTGAATATCTAGAATCTGATAACAGAAGAAACGCACACATCCAGCGTTATATGGATGATGCACTGAACGGATTACGCGATTCAGTACAGGATCTTACTCCGGAGCAGGAGCAAGATGCCTACAACTTTATCTACGGAAAAGCTTGTGATTTTGGATACGACGAAATGATCCATGAATTAGTTGACAAGAGTTTAGATGAAGACTTTCAAGCAATGGCGGCATATAGGCCTCCATCAATGGCACAGATCGTGAAGGTTGCGCCAAGAACACCAAAAAAGGCGCAGATCGAGAAGGTTGCACCAAGAACACCAAAAAAGGCGCAGATCGAGGAGAAGGTTGCGCCATGGGCACCAACAAAAGCAAAACGTGAATATCTGAAAGAGGGTGAAACGTGGGGAGACTTTGAGTGCGACAATGAATAAAAAAAAATAAAAAGCAAGAAGCAAATTACGTTTGTTCTTCATACACAGGGAGTGTAGTTCTTTTTTACTCAAACACCATTCGAGGTATAATATGCATAGCTTCAAGTTCCTGACTCCAAAGTTTTACTGCATATGGAATTGTTTTCATTTCGAATGATGTACTACTTTTACATGTTCCGCAATTATAGATGTTTTCTTTTTGATTTACGATTGCTAAACTACCGCATGATTTGCAGAATGCAGTTGGGAATGGATCTGAAACATCCATAAGACGTTCTTTGGTGAACAATGAAATTCCATGACTTATCATGCAATCTCGTTCCATTTCACCTACACGAAGACCACCATCACGAGAACGCCCTTCGCAAGGCTGTCGTGTTAGTGATACAATTGGTCCACGGGCCCTAGAATGCTTTTTATCAATCACCATATGCTTGAGTCGTTGATAGAATGTAGGACCCATAAAGATTTCAGCTTTCATCATTTGACCAGTCTGTCCATTGTATAATAATTCATTACCAGTAGAACTCATTCCAAGATCAAGTAAATGTTCGCGAAGATCTTTTAATCGCAAATGAGAATACGGAGTTCCATCACCAAGAGATCCTCTCATAGTGCATACTTTTCCAAACATAGTTTCCATCAATTGTGCAATTGTCATTCTCGAAGGAACTGCATGTGGGTTCATAATTAGATCAGGTCTTAAACCATCTTTAGTGTAAGGCATATCTTCTTCAGGAAGAAGAATTCCACATGTTCCTTTTTGTCCGTGTCGCGAACTTACTTTATCACCAATTTCAGGAGTACGTTCTGATACTACACGAACTTTAATAAACGGATAACCATCAGAGTTCTTATCTTGCCAAACACCATCAACTCTGCATGTTTCAGAGTTTTTATGCGTTGTTGAAGAGTCGCGGTATGTGTAACCATTTGGATCATTTTTAATTGTAGTTACTTTACCGATAATAACATCATTTTCATGTACTTCTGCATTTAGAAGCGGTACTCCATTTTCTTGAACTACATACTTCGAACCAGTTTTGTAACCGCGTGTTGTATCGCGATTTGGTTTACTAAATCGTTCTTCTTTGCCGGATGAAATATTTCGATGTTCTTCGTCTTTATACATCGTGTAATACAGTGTCTTAAACAAACCACGATTAACTGCACTCTTGTTTAGAATAACTGAATCCTCTTGGTTGTAACCACCATATGCACCAATTGCAACAATAATGTTATCACCTGAAGGCATGTCATGTGATTTGAGAACATTCATCATTCGAGTTTCTACAAATGGTCTCATAGGACTACAAAGAATATAGCCATTTTTATCAAGACGTTTTGCATAATTCCTTGCAAAGATTCCAACTGATTGTTTACCCATTGCAGATTGATATGTGTTTCTGGGTGATTGATTGTGATCTGAAAGAGGAATACTTGCAGCCATATGTCCTAAAATCATAGTAGGATGAATTTCACAATGTGTATGAACACTTGTAATATCTTCGGGTGTCATTGCAATTCTAATCACTTCAGATTGAAGTGGATCTACATACTCAATACAAGAAGTAATCCAGTCATTCCAACATGTTGGATTTGTTGGAGCTGCTAACATTTTTCCATTCTCTACTCTGAAGAGAGGTCTTGTAAAGCGTCCACCATCGGTTTCAATTGTAATGTTATTTTCAGAAATGTTCCATGCAATTGATGTTTGTGGATGCAATACAAATGTTCGCTTTGATGTTTGAAGTTTGCTATGCACTTGAACTGGATCACTTGTGTATCCAATAATTACACCATTTAATACAAGCATAGTTTGAGTTGAAATGTCATTCAATGAATTGATCCAATGAATATTTGGAATTGTTTCAAGTAAACGAATAACCAGTACAGATGGTGTATGTTGAGTAATTGATGTCAATGTTGTAATTGTTTTTACAATACCAACTGAGTGACCTTCGGGTGTTTCTACAGGACATACAAATCCCCAAGAAGTACCATGTAATTTTCGCGGTGCAAGTAATTTACCTGATTTTTCAATAGGTGTTTGAATACGACGCAAGTGACTAATTGTAGCAGAATACGAAAGTCGATTCAGAACTTGAGAAACACCTACCTTTGTTGCATTTGAAAGAGAGGTTGAATTTGATGTTCCAAGTCCTTGAACTGTAAAATTACCTGTTGCTAATGCTTGCTTAAGTTTTCCTTCAATTGTAGAAACTTTTAGAATTTTATAAAGATTATTGATATTTAAGACTTCAAGAGGACGTACGTTTTCACCACGTTTCCATGTATCGTTATTAATTTCCTGAACAAACTTTCCACGAATATCCTTAGAAACCTTTTGAAACAATTGACGAAACAAATGTGTAAGAAGAGCTCCTGTAGTTACAATTCGTTTATTTGGATATGCATCTCTATCATCAATATTAATAATTCCGCAATTAGTCAATAATAATCGTTTAACCATTGCAGCTGTAAGAATACACTTTCTTGCTTCAATTGTTTTCTTGTCAGATACATCTCCACCAAATTTTACATGAGGAAGATATTCACTCTCAAGAAGTGATCGAACATATGCATGTTTATCTTCCATAGTTGTTGAATACTGCAAGTGTTGTGTTAGATATGTAATTGCATCTTCGCGATTATAAATTTTTAAATCTGAACATTCTTTGAATGATGCTGCTAGCATAGATAGGTTTTCAGGATTTACATCAACACCCCAAATAAGATTGCTAATATCCATATCTGTTTCAACTCCAAATGCACGGAATATAATCATCAATGGAACATCTTCGCGAAATCGCGGAAGACATACAGTTAGTGGATAACCTAAACCATTGAATTTAGACTGGATGCGAATTTCTAGTTTCTTTGGCGGATTCGTAAATGACTCATGGATTGATTTAATCTCAATTGAATACGTAAATTTAGAAGCTGCTTTTTTATTATAGAAAACCATCATACGATTATCTGCAACTTTTTCCTGAGATAGAATTGTTCTTTCAGTTCCGTGAATAATGAAATACCCAAATGGATCATATGAACATTCTCCTAATTCTTCCTTTGTCATCGGATAGTCTTTCATCAAGCAAAGTGATGATCCCAACATTACAGGAATCTTTCCAAATGAAACACCTTCAAATACCTTTACATCTTCACTGAAATGATCTTGTGCATGTGTTCTTGCAACAAGACGAACATCGCAAAACATTTGTGCAGCATATGTGAAGTTACGAATACGAGCTTCTTGGGGAAACATAGGTTTAACGCGTCCACTTGCTTCTTGAATACGAGGCTTCATATATGTGATATTTTCAAATGATAATCTGAACTCATACTTATACTTCTTTGTTACAGGATCCTGATCATTCCAAACAATAATATTTGGAGTCGATGAAATGATAAGGGGAATTTTAGTACGAACAAAGTCGTCGAATGATTCAATTTGATGCTCAACAAGCTTTGAAATTCCTTGTTTTTCGAAATAAGTTGAAATTGTTTCCCAATCCATGGTATCTAATTAACATGCATTTCCCGTAAATCTAATCTTGATTCGTTTTTAATAGAGAGATGTCTGAAAAAAGAGTCGTAATCACAAAACTTGGCGAATCTGCTTCAATGCCAGAAGTGAAACCAAAAGCTCCTCGTGTTACGGGTAAAAGTATTCTAAAAACTGCAAGAATCCTTCCTTCATCAGATCCTGCAAAATCACCCCCTGTCAAGAAATCAATGAAAAAACATACAATTCGATTATTGACTAAAAAAGGAAGCCGAGATCAACGAAAAACACTGCGTCGTAAAGTTGCCAAGTTATCTGATACTAAGCTAAAACAGATAGCTTCTAACTATGGAATATTAAAGAATCCAAATACACCTATACCAATTCTCCGTGAAATGGTGGAAGGCGGAGCTGTTGCAGGATTTCTTTCGATAGAATGAATAACGTAGTAATGGCACAATTTTGGGGACCGCTGGGTTGGATGACATTGCATTCAATCTCAAGTATTTATCCAGATAATCCATCGGAAGACGATAAGAAAATTTTGGTAAGCTTTATGTCTGCATTTCAAGAGACGATCTCATGTCCAAGTTGTAAAGGTCATTTTACTTCGATGTTTGCATTTTACAAATCACGAAATCCAAATTGGTTAAACAGTCGTTATGATTTTTTTCTTTTTGTATGTCGTGCACATAATACTGTAAACACTCGTCTTGACAAACCTAAACCAGCAACATTAAGTCAATCGCTAGAACTTTTTAAGAAAAATACAGTGCATACAACTCCACATGCCTTTAGAGAAAAGTATATTAATTATTTAACCTATAATTGGGGCAAAGAATTAACAGGAGATTCTATGATGATGATGGCACATGTAAAAGATCTCAGAAAAATAAATGAACAATATTGGAATAATCGTGATTCAAATTTAGAATCGTTTGTTATTTTAGCAGATATGGATGTTTTGACACCTATTCCTGAGAATCCTGCTAGAACAAATGTAGGCGGTAATGTTCCTAACTTTGCAGCATATTCAAATATTAGATTAGGATTCAAAGACGGGAAACTGAGGTTAGCTCGACGCTAGGATGCCATGGTAATGAAATACGCGGTTTCATTTCCCAATCACTATGTTTCATCCAAGGATGTCTTGATTCTCGATAAATTTCATCTGAAAACATTTTTAATCTTTTTGCAGTTCGTAATGATTTCGATGGAAGAATAAATTGCAATTGATTACTAATTGTAAAATTTAGTATCATAGGTTGTGGTATTCCTGATTCATCGTACTCTAATATATCTTTTATAAGCGGTGCATCAGCGTATGGATAATACCATTCCCAGTTATTTGTATAACCATTCATGAAGTAAAATAATGTCCAGTGAAATGTCTTCCAATATGCATCTACAACAGGTTGTATATTGGTAACACCGTCTAAAACATGCAAATAATATTTTCTATAAAATGTACTACCATCTTTTCCAAAAATAGCTTTTTCTTCAGGGCGTTTACGTCTTGTAATTATATCTTTAAAGATTTTTTGTTCTTGTTTAGCTGCATATTCTAAAAATGTTGTACGGCCATCAAATGTAAGTAAATCTGGATTTCCACATTCTTTATAGAATTCAAGTGCTCTTTCATATCCACCTTCTCTCAGTGAAAATATTCCTAAATTTGGCATAAAGTCATTACCAAAACAAAGAACTGAAAGTGCAATATACTGATTAATTTCAAGAGGAATTTGTTTTAATAAACAATTGATATCTAATATTGAAAATTCTGCATCTTTTAAGGATGGATCATTAAATTCAGATGATTCACGAAGAAGTGAAAGAGATGATAATTCCAAACAATGTTTTAAGCAAATAAGAATCAAATCTGCATCTAATCCATAAATACAAACATTTTTAGAAGTTATCAGTTGAAATAGTTTATGTTCTCCTTCACCAGGTTCTAACGTTGTACTAATTTTTGCATATGGAAATCTTAATTTAAGTTCTGTTTCTAATTCTTTCATAAATGGAGTTCCTGGTGAAATTTGATTACGATCAAAAATAGATTCTTCACCTTTATTTTTCATACGTCGATATCGTTGATGTACAATTTTTGCATAAGGAACAAGACCATCTAATGCAATAACAACTTCTTTTGCTTTGCAAACATGGTTTAAAATATAGTCAAATGACTCTATGACAGATTGTACTGGATTTTCTTCCTTCAAATAGCGATGAATTAAACAATTGAAATCAACTCCTAATACATCAACCTCTAATGGACAGTTTTTCTTAACAGGAAACACTATACCTGCGTGTGACTTGATTAAACTTGCAAAATAAAAAGGTATTCCCATACTTATATTCGCGTATATGTCTTAAAGTTAATTCCGAGTTTTAAATAATTAAATGTGGTATCTTTGGATTATTCCAATTTTGTTAGCAATCGGATATGCTTATTCAATTTCGTCGAGTATTAAAGTACCCGAGAAACAATGTTCTTCGTGTCCTCATAAACAAAAATCGGGATTAGAATAATAAATGGACTTTGTAAGCACGATTATTTCGGTTATTCTATTTGCTCTTTTCGTCCCCGGTGCAGTTTTTACTATTCCAACAGGCGGAAGCAAAGCAACTGTGTTTGTAGCACACGCGGTATTGTTTGCAATTACAACTCACTTGGTTATGAAATATTATTGGACTAATATTCGCGGTTACGTCGAATCAATGGGAAATTATGGTGCGACATGTCCTAATGGGTATGTAATGACAGCAAGTGAAGGTTGTATACCACTTGGTCGAGAAACTTACAATCCGGGAAAATGAAAAAGTCACTGTTAAACAAATGTGGGTTGGTATTTTATTGAAGGCAATTTTGTTCATGATAATGGTTCCAGGTGTACATCTAAACATTCCACCTGGTGCAAGTTTGAGAGAGAAGGCTTTGATTCACGGTGTAATCTTTGCAGTTTTGAATTATTATGTTTATTTATATGTTCGTCCTATGCTAGAACGATTTGAAAATCCTGATACAAAGGCAGATCAACCATGCCCAGAAGGATATAAAAAATGTGGATCGGGAGATTGCGTTTTAAAAACTGACATGTATGGACCATGTCCAGAAAGTTCTTTTGCAGCTCAATAAATAAATGGACAGTTCTACAGTACCACCACCGCCACCAATGCCAAAACCAGAAGAAGAGAAGGAAGATTCCTCTTCTGATACCACTACTGATGTGGGTGGACGTCGTCGTCGCTCACGAAAGACCAAGAAGACTCACAAGAAAAAGACCCATAAGAAGAAGTCTCATAAGCGAACACGACGCACTAGTCGCCGTTAAGTTTTAAATGAATAATTTGATTTTGCAATTTCTAATAATCTTTGTGTTTCTTTAAGTTCTTTTATGGCGTTGTCTAGTGATTCTTTAACAAGAAAACTAGACTGGGCTCTAACAAGGTGCACTGCTATACATTTTAACTGCTGATTTGCCTGCGAAATAACGGTAAATACGCCTCTAGCCTGGTTCATACCTAGCATCAAGAATATATTTTTACTTTAGTTGTTTAACAGGGGGAGCTTGACGTACAATATATTGAAAGTTTTGACGACGAGGACCGAAAAAATCAGAAACAACGCGGTCTACGCTCTTCTTGTTAAACGGCTTGCAGCTAAAGACATCTAAGTATACATCGTTCGTTTCCTCTACAAAATGTGCAGTAATATTTGATGTCTCAATTAGTTGAACAAGTGTATATCCCTTTTTGTTTCCAGATCCAAACATTACAACTTGAGGTTCACCATATGCAACCATATCAATATCCTTGACGAGTTGCTTTGCAAACTGATTAATGTTATTAGGACATCTAATCTTTTGTGGTATGCATCCTGCGCAATTTAACATTAGATGATATCCCCAGCTTGACATTATAATCTATAGACTCAGTATTTATGAAAATGGATTTATCGCAATCTATGTTAGATATCCTAACACATTATGCTATCATTATTTAAATCAAAACAAACAGACTCAGACCACGGACTTCCAATTAATATTATTGAAGAAATTTCAAAAATGAATCTTAAACAAAATCAAATGGTAGTCGTAACAATGACTAACAAAGTAGTAACACGTGAACGTGCAGATCCAAAAACTGGAGAAAAAAAGTTGCTAAGTACAGATACTTCTCAAACACATTCATTCTCAGTTATTCAAAAATGATTTTCTGAAAACGGATTTATAACTTATATTACTTTTTCATTTTAAGAAAAAAATGACATTCAGTGTATCAACTAGATCTGTACGTAGCCTATTGTCCGATGAGACATTAGATATTCCGGAACACCAGCGCCCATATGTTTGGGATGGTAAGAAAGCATCTGCATTTATTGAATCTGTACTTAGTGACTTACCTACGCATGCATTATTCCTCTACCAAGCTGTAGAAGGTGGCATGTTAAAGAAGTGGCTAGAAGATGGTCAACAAAGATGGCTAACTATTAAAGGTTATATTCACGATATTGAGCATATTAAAGCAAATTGGAAGAGATGGAATGAGAGTGGTACAGATGTATCTATTAACTACTCAGATCTTTCTGAACAAAATAAACAAAAGATTTTGAATTATCAATTTACAATCTATACGCTTGAGAACATGTCATACGATGACAGAATGTGTCTCTTTCAGCGTCTACAAGATGGTAAAGCTCTTACAAACGGACAACGATTTAATGCATGTATTAACATGCCACTCGTTCGTCTTGCAAAGAGAATTCTTGACGATCCTCGCTGTCATGCAGTTTGGGGAAGACGCGTCGAGTCTAAGGGCTACACAGCTCTTACAAATGCAGTAGCAATTGCTGCGGGTCTTGCACTCAAAAATAATGATCATATTGTAACGAGTTACAACATTTTAGGTCCACATTTAAATAAACCATATGACGATGTTGATGTAAATCAGCGACTCGATAAGTTGCTCGATGTTTACAACCGTGCACAAGAAGCATATAAGGTAGGTATTATTGAACTAAAGAAACAATGGTTGGTTGGATATTTTACAGGATACATTCTGTATAATCTAAATCAGCCTGATATTGATTGGGAAGCCGATTCTCAAATGTGGGTCGACTATATTGTTCGATGCCGTAGAGATAAGGCAGCGTATTATATTTTGAAATCAAGTCAACCTGCATCACGTGCATGGAACAGTGTTCGTTGGGGCAAGGGACTTCAACATGTTCGTAACCCCGAACTAATCGACGTATTGCGTCCATCTTCTGACGACGATGAAGATGATGAAACTGACGATTAGATTTAAAACGAATAAAAAATAGTATTTACTATACTTTTTTAAATGCGGCGAATAAAGCAAATATTGAATGCAGTTCCAACAAAACTGAACAGAATTCCTACGTCAGTACGTAGATATGTTTTGGAAAAATATAACTATATGTGTGCAGGCAATATTCCAGGAATTCCTTGTAATTATAATGTCTTAGATGCACTTGAAATTGATCATATACTTCCAAAATCAATAAAGTGGGTTGATAAAATATGTAATTTGCAAGTACTCTGTTCAAACTGTCATGCAATTAAAACTAAAAGATATGATAACCTTCTTATTCAAAAACATAAATATGGTCTTTTATTTCCTAAAATTATAAAACGTCATCTTAAAAGATTTCTAAAAACTAATTCTAGAGTAATTAATAACTTATAGTGTTGTGAAATGCTTGTTACGTCACTGAGAATTCGTATTCCGCCTCGTACTAAGGAAGAGGAAGATGGTATTGAATTTACAGTGTTTGGTGACCTTTGTAGGTATATAAAACCTAAAGATTGTCTTGGATGTAGTCCGACAACAAGTCCTATTAACAAATGTAGTCTTTGTGCAGCATTAGATGTTTATAAATCTGATAACGATGAATTATATATTGAACGATGTAAAATGTATTACGATTATTGGAGATATATTTTGCAAATACGTAAAAAAAATATTAGCTAAAAACGAATATTTCAAAACTTTAGCACTTTTTTATCAAAAGAAATGTCATATACAGTTGTATTATTTGTTCATAACACGGTAAAGGAATATCATGTTATGTTGCCAAATGAAGTAGTTAAAAAATTTATTGAACTATCTGCTCAATACGTAAAAGTTCGAGCGGATCTTGATATTCGTGATTCATTTATTTCATATAGTGATGATGAAACTATGGTGCAATTAATTGGAAATATTACAAACCCATTGAGAGTTGAAGTTATAAAATTCATTAACAAAATTAAAGTTAACTATGGGTTGGAAGTTTAGAAAACGGAATTATTAATTTCTTTATTTTTTAATGCAATAAAGATGACGTTTACAATTGTTTCAGCAATGATGACAAAAGAGTCAACAAGTCGAGAGATTATGACAGAACTTAAGGATAAAGTTTCAAAACTAGGACAATCTGGATGGGTTTGTTTTGGTAATATTACATATTTTGTTAATGGAGTTAGTCAGGCAATGGTTCCTGCTACTTTAAATGAATCTGAATATCCTCGTGTATCAGCTGAATTAGCAAAACACGAGGTAAATGGAACAAGAAAACCAAAACGTATTAACTATGTAGATACATGTATTAAACTTTATAAAAATGGAATGTAAAATTCTTTACTTTTTTAATGCAAAGATGGATGCTTGTCCAATATGCTTAGCTTTGATTTATGATGTTCTGCAGGATGCATATCCTGACAATTTATTTTCAGAAGTGATCTTTCAAAAATCTATTAAGAATAAACTTTCTGAACTAACACATGAAACTTACCGAATGATACGAAGTCATATAAAAATACCAAAACTTGATTCTATTCCAGTTCTTTTATGCGTTGAATCTGGACTTGCAAAATCTAGAAATTATGCAATTGATCCTGCATTAGTATGTCAGTTTTGGTATTTAACTAAACTTGAACAAATTGGTAATTTAAATAAAATACATAGAGAACATGTAAAAACGAATTTAAAATAGACCTTTTTTATTGATTTTACCAAAATGACTGATATTACTGTGAGAATGCTAAATGACATATTCGATTATGAACAAAGCGCTAAACTTGATAAACTTTATAAAGAACTTGATGAAACAAACAATCCAGATATTAAATTGCAAATTGATGCTATTGAAGATGATGAAGAAACACCTGAATGGAATAAGTTAATGGCAAGTGAACAAAGAATATGGATTAAGAAAGCAGTTGACTTAGGACTACTAAAAGTAGAACATGGAGATGGATTTAATTGGCTAGGCCAAGGATATCGAAATGAAAATTTGTGGTTTTGGCACAAAACTAAAGGACCTATTGGTGCTTGCACTGAATATGACGATTATGGCTCAGTGCCTAAATGTTTCATAGTTGGAGATGAAGAAGATCACTTCGAACCATTTCATTGGGTAGGAGTAGTAGATCACAATAATTATGTGAATTTGAGTAAAGAAATTATTGAAAAAATTAAAGAAAATGCAAAAAGAACGAATGAAGAAGAACATTGGAAAGGAACTGTCACAATTAGAGGAGAGTTATATCCATTTGAAGTTCAGAACATAAATAAGGTAAGAAACCCGTTTGAATTTGTAGATAGAACTCTATACAGTTTGTGTGGTTAAAAACGAATATTTTTCAGTTAACATTAATGAATAGTGTGGAGGTAATGCGCTTACGAACAAGGAAAAAATGGAACAACCAATTTCTTGTTTAATCTGTGAAATTGAAAGCCCAGATTTTAAAAGAAAATGTGGACATAGTTTCTGTATCACATGCATGTTAAAATGGAGAGTGGAAACTGATGGACTTTGTCCATGTCCATTATGTAGAAGAGAAATAACCAACGACGAAGAAAACGCCTTATTAGGTGTTACTGAAAACAAAGTGCTAGATTGGCATCTTGTTGATCATGACACCGGTGAATTCTTTGGTCCAGTGGTAGAGAATAGGTGGAATCCAAGAACAGAAGATTACGATAACCCACACATTGAGTACACAACACCTGAAGACTATTATAACGATAATTACGATGATGATTACGATGACGATGATGATTACGATGATTACGATGATTACGATGTAACAGGACCAAGTAACTTTCAAGAGTTTAAACGAGAAGAAGCAGAACGACGTGCAGATTACAAACAAGTGAAAAAAGAAATTGCTGAGCAGCAAGAAGATAGTGATACGTTTACTGAACGAATCAGGTATCTTGGATATCTATTTGACATTGGAAAAATCTGTTAAACATCTCAACCAAAAACGGAACCGGACTAGTTCCCTTTTTGCCTGCAAAAACGAATATTTTTTAGTTAACATTGATGAATAGTGTGTATAAAATGAGAGAATTTTGGTTCGAACAAGAAGATTGGGTTGACGAAAGATGGGAATATGAAGATATATTAGATGAATATGATTTAAAATTAAGCTTAGATATTGAACGTCTATTTGACGTTGGAAGTCTTATTGAAACAAATTAATAAAAAAGGAACTGCATTAGTTCTATTTTTTGTTATTTAAATTAAAAGTGCATCAATCAATACAAATGGAAGAGGAAAAGGTAAAAGAAATTGTAAAAATATTATACGATTATGAAGGAATGTTATCAGATGGATATGAATTTTATGCCGGTAAAAATGACGTAGATAAGCTTCTAAGAGAAATTGCTTTAGATATTCTAAAATCAGTTAAAACAAAACCTGTAAAAAAGAAGAAAACGGATGTAAAATAATTCTATTTTTTTAATTGCAGACTAAAATGGCATTTCTACAGAAATATTTACTTGACAACGCAATTGGCGGAACACATGGATCACATTCAGTATATTGGATTACATCAGACGTATTTAATCAACTTCCTATTAAACCATGGAAGTTTAATAGACCACCTGATGTAGACCGTATTACTGAGATTAATAGACATATGAACGAAACCAAACGAATGGATGGAATTATATATTTAGCTTGTATTGATAACGAAATTGTATGTTATGAATCAAATCATAGACGAGAAGCTCTACGAGGACTTGAAGGAATGAATCCACTCTTAGTAGATATTATTTGGGATGCAAATGATGAAAAAATTAAATCAGAATTTATACGATTGAATAAAGCAGTATCAGTTCCAGAACTGTATATAGCTGAAGAAACAGACGTAGTTATTACAGGAATTAAAGAGGCTGTTGATAAATTTTGTGAGAACTATGCTTCTCATAAAGTTGGATCAAATCGCCCTCAGAGACCAAATTTCAATCGCGATACAGTAATTGATGAATTTTACAGAATTATGAAAGAAAATAGAATTGGAATTGACGAACTTGTAACACGTCTTCAACGCCTGAATAAGGAAATGACTGAACGTGATAAAAGCAAATTACCTCAAAAGGTAATCGATAAATGTGAAAAATCAGGACTCTGGCTATTTGCATGGAGTTCTAAGCTAAATGCACATGAATTATTAATGTAAATCTGAATCGGCTGTACGCCAGGTTTTTCCATGAAGTACGAATGAATGCACTCTTGCCATTCCCCATGCTTGAGGAGAAGCTCCTGGACGATGACCTGTTCTCCAAGCTGCCATTCCTCTATCATAGACTGTTTTTAGAGTAGAAAGCGGAACTCCACTTGCTTTTGCAATTTCAGGTAAACTTTTTGCTTCAGGGTGGTTTGAATGCCAACGCGATGAATAGGATGATTTACGTGTTTTTGCACCCTTGTCGGTTTTGAAAGGTCGATATGCTTTTGCAGTTTTCCAAGATAGTTTAGATCTTTTCTCTATCTCGGAACGACGCAATGTTTTATTTTTATTTGAAAGTCCTCTATAATATTTCGGAGGCCACAACATTATTCTTTAAAACGGAAAGTAAATCTTTTTATAGTGTAATCTCAAAATAAGATGCCTCGATTTGTTAGAATTCATCAACAAGTTATTCATGTTCCTTCACTTGCAAATGTAAGTATGGGAACTTCATGTTTAGGTCAACCCTTTCTGACATTCTATTATCACAACCAACATAATCAGATAATCTCTTATGGTTGGGGAAAATGGGAAGAATGTGAGAAAGATATGATTCGTGTAAAAACATCTATGATGGAAATTGAAAAGACATTAGCAGCTGTTCCTTTGACAGAACCTGAAATTAAAACAGTAGACATTAAAGTTGAAAATTAGTAAAAATGGAAACTTAAAGAGAGTAGTCTTTTTAACTAAAAGATGGAACAACTTTATGTTCTTCAACTTGAGAATGGCAAGTATTATGTCGGAAAATCAAAAGATGTAATGAAACGATTTCAACAACATAAAACTGGAAATGGTTCTGCATGGACTGGAAAATATAAACCTATTAAAATAGTTGAACTACGCGATTTGAAAGATCATCATGACGAGAATAACACTACTAAAGATTACATGAAAAAATATGGAATTAAAAATGTTCGAGGAGGTTCGTATACACAATCAGATCTTCCCGATGATGTTGAACAACTATTACAGAAGGAAATAATAGGAAACTCAGATAAGTGTTACAAGTGTAACCTTGGTGGACATTTTGCAAACCAATGTCCAATTACAGTTCGTGGAACGTATGTATCTTCTACAAAAGATGAAGAAGAGGAATTATTTTGGGGATGTGAATATTGTCATGAAAGAACATTTACAACAGAATATGGATGTAGAGTTCATGAACGTTCATGTAAGAAGAAACAAACTGAAATTATATATGAATCACCTAAGAAGAAGTCGGGAGCATGTTATCGTTGTGGAAGAACAAGTCATTATGCATCAGACTGTTACGCTGGAACACATGCGAATGGTTATGTTATAGAGAGTGATTCAGAATAATTAATAAAAACGGAACTGCATTAGTTCTATTTTTTACTTGCAAAAAATGTATCAGGCACCACGTATGACATTTCGTAAGGAACTACAAGAAGCATTTGCAGTTGAAACTCAAAGAAAAAGAGATGAAAGACTTAAACAAATTGACTATTATGTAGAGAGAGATGTATATAATCCTCTCAAATTAGCTGCAACTCAAGGTAAGATAGAATATCAATGGAGAATACCTATTGACGTTAATACTGAAGAAGAATACAACTATTACATAGAAAAGTTACGTCATTTCTTTCCTGATTGTGATATTGATATTATTTCATATCAAGACTTCAAATTTCCTAGAAAAGGAGACAATCGTAAGTGTTCGATAAGTTGGAAGTAAATTAATAAAAACGGATCTGCATTAGTTCTATTTTTTAATTGCAGAACAAAATGGATGATATGTATGAAATTTCTGTATTAGAACATTCGGATCCCTACAGTGGTGAAGAAATGGTTTCAAGGCAAAATGTTGTTAAAGAATTTATTAAAGCGTATAAAGAATTTCTGCCTCCCCATTACTATGAAAAAGATGAAATTGTGTCTTGGAGAGGTCGTACTTGGTTATCATATGTAGATAAGTCAGGCAATGATAAACCTATAACAATTATGCTTATAGGTAATATTACAAAAGATCTTGAAGAGGAGATTGAAAGGGCTGTTGAAGATATTTATAAACCTAAAACTGAAGAAGAAGAAGACTTTTAAAAACGGATTAAACCTAATTCTATTTTTTAATTGCATAATAAGATGGAACCTATCACACGTGAACAATTAAAAAAAATACGTGTCGCCGAAATTGAGATAAGAAGAATAGAGCAGCTCCGTATGAATGAAGCATATGCTAAAGCGATGAGAGAACAAGCTTTGAATGATATTAATCATTGGATACAGAATTATGTCTATGAACCTGTTAAAAGGGCAGCAAAAGATGGTAGTTTTAGATATATGGTGAAACTGCACAGTCATGGTAAAAATAAAGAGTATCGTGATTATACGGCGGAACGAATTAAGGCTCTGTTTCCAGATTCCGATTTTACGATTATGTTATTGAACGATTCATACACATGTATTTTAGAATGGGACTAAATGAAATCAAATAATAGATTTTTTATATGCAATGTAAGTTAGAAAGATTCCATATGAATTTTTTGAAATAGTATCAATTAAATTGTAGAATAAATTTTTCCATCCAGGAGAAAGCATAGCAGCTAAACCATATGAACCCCAAATAATTGACATAAAAATAAATAATGGTAAGTTAGCAGGAAGATTTTTAGATACAAAAGAATTATAAATAATATAAAAAGATCCAATCAAACCGGCAAACCCGATAGCATTTGATGTGAATAAATCGAGAACATTGATTTCATAAAGATAACCAAAAAATAACATCATAGCGTTGAATGCAAATACAAGTAATATATCTTTCCGATGTTCGTCCCAAACTGTTTTAAGTGTTTTCTTCTCGTCAGGATTATTATTGTAATCATAGTATAGTATCGTTGTTAATAGCATAATAGGTGTTGTTATAGCCCAGTCATGATAACGATAAAATGTAGCTTCAACAACTTCTTTAAAGTGATACGTATACCATGTATAGAATGAAAATTGAACTAATGATACAATTGTTTCTAATCCAACTGCTGTTCTAAGAATTTCATCAACAGGATTTAGTTTTAAACTTAATCCAAAGATACCAATTGCAATCGATGTTATTTGAACAAATAGTGAAAAATATAAGCTATTTACTAACAAATTTTTCATTATACTTATTTTAGAATTAATAAAAACGGAATTGTAAAGATTGTATTTTTTTACTTGCAGACTAAAATGATTGACTATCCTTTCTATAATTGGAAAACCTTTGCAACAGCATTAAATGCATTTCTTGCTACTGAACATTATTATAGAAAATTTCCGAAATATGCAGAACAACATGAAATGGGTGGAGGAACTGAAATTAGAATTATAAAAGAACTTTTAAAAACAGGAGATCCTCAAGAAGGATTTGATGTAGTTACTGCTGCAATTTTGAATCGAGGCAAATACTCATCCGATATAAAAAAGGATATTCCAGAAATTATAAAATTGTTTATAGATGCAGGTGCTAAACCTAATATTGATTCATTATTTAAACTAGAATATCCTGATGACGATCACTTTGAAGATGAAGTATCACACTATCGATCAAGAGCATGGTTAATTGATGTATATGATAAGCATGGATTTGACATGACAAAATATTACGATTGGTCTTCAATCGAAGGAACATATTGGGAAGACATTGATCAAGAAATTATTGATAAACAATATCACAAGGCCTGTTTTATGGCTCTGAAATATTACAGTGATTGTTTAACTAATTTATAAAGCAATCCAATTTTTTTAACAGAGACCAAAATAGACTTCATTGATGAAAAAACCATATAAATGAAGCAAACGTATATTAGAACAAATGTATACATGGATTCTAGTCACGGGTGCATTAAATTCATTTATTGATGCATGTGGCATCGGAGCCAATGATCTAGCAAACTCATTTGGAACAACCTATGGTTCAAAGGTTCTATCCGTAGCTCAAATTGTAGGACTTGCTTCAGTTTTTGAATTTGCAGGTGCTATGGTCTTGGGTAGTCCAGTGACCAACACTCTCGCAGGAAGTATTTCAAATGTTGCGTTCTTCAAATCTCAACCTTATGTTCTCATGTATGGAATGTTATGTGCACTCGCTGGTTCAAGCACTTGGTTATATACTGCTACCTATCTAGGCCTTCCTGTATCCACAACTCATAGTATTGTAGGTGGTATTATGGGTTTTTCAATGGTCTATAAAGGTGTTGATGGCGTTGTCTGGCTGAGATCTATTCCTGATTTTCCATATGTTGCAGGCTTTGTTCCAATTGTGATTTCATGGATTTCTTCTCCGATTATCACTGCTATTATGTCTGCAGGGATTTATTCAACGATTCGGTATGGAATTATTAAGTCTGAACATGCAATCAGTCGATCGGTTAATTTTCTCCCAATTGTTGTGCTTTTCACTGTTTGGATTGAGTTCATTTTCATCTTGTCCAAAGGAGCAGGTTCAAGAATTACATGGGATATTGATACAACTATTTGGGTATCCTATTGTATTGCGTTCTTATGTTCTATTCTATCGATTGGATTCATTCCAATTCTACAGAAGAAGATTGCCAACTATGTTGCACCTGAAATACAGATTGAAAGAAAGAATAGCGTTTTACCCATTGACGATAATAAAGTAGTTCCTGTCGAACATGATGATGAAGTGTATGATCCTCGTATTGAATATTCATTCGGTTATTTGCAAATTTTCACATCCATCTGTACTTCATTTGCTCATGGAGCCAATGATGTGAGTAATGCAGTCGGTCCTCTAGCAGCCATCTGGCATATCTATCAAACAGGTTCAGTGTCCTCAAAAATTGATGTACCCCCTTGGATTCTCGCAATTGGTGGAGCCGGTATTGTATTTGGACTTGCCACTTACGGTGTTAAGATCATGGAAGTCATTGGTAAGAAGATTACCTATATTTCACCATCACGTGGATTTGCAGCGGAACTTGCTACAGCACTTGTTGTATCTTTTGCATCTAAATATGGGTTTCCCATTTCATCCACTCAATGCATTACAGGTGCAGTTGTAGGTATCAGTCTTTGCGATAAGAAA